GGTCCTGAACTCACTGCGCTCAACCGCCTGGCCGAGATCCATGACGCCCAGTTCAAGGTCGTCACCGTGACCGAAGCCGAGAAGGCACTGGCCTACATCGAAGAAAAGGTAAGACATGCCGCACGCCCTGTCACTGCCGGAACAGTGTCGTGATCACTGGTACGGACCGTCTTACAGCAAACGAAAACGATTGCGGTGGGCGTACTCACCGAATGCCTGGGCTCGACGTTGTAGAGCCCTCGCATGAGCCGCCGCTGGCGCCGCAACCAGCGCTTGAAGTGCTGGTGTGGCGGCTACTGGTTCCCTCATCGGCGCGGCGGTGGTGCCTGTGACTTCAGTCCCCGCGCCGACTACTACCAAGCCCTTCGTGCCGGGTTGACCCAGGCCGAAGCCATGACCCTGTTGGCTATCCATGTGCTGGAAGCCATGTTCCCGATTGGAGAGATCTCTTGAAGCTGACCAACACCATCCGCGATGCCTTCATCCGTGCCGTGATGGACGACGTGCCCTTCGTGGACCACAAGGAAACCATTCGCAAGGCCGTCCTCGAAGACGCGTTGCTGCAAGCGCCGGCCTTCGTCCGCAAAGCCTGGCCCGACGAAGACATGCGGAGATGGTTGGAAACAGCGACACCCTACTACGGCGGAGTCAGCGTCACGATCCCGTACAACGGCGGCTGGGCTTCAACCTTCGAAATAACTCCCGGCAACCGGGCGGCTCTCGAAGCGCTCGTCAAGAAGAAGGATCACGACGAAGAACTGCGCGCCGATCTGCACGCCAAGATCAAGGCCGTCGCTTACTCCGTCTCCACGCGCAAGGCCCTGGCCGACGCGCTGCCTGAGTTCGAGAAATACCTGCCGGCCGACGACGCTAAAGCGATCCGTACGCTGCCCGTCGTGGCCAACGTGGTCACGGACTTCATGAAGGCCGGCTGGCCGAAGGAGCAGGTGGCGTGACCCGAAGCCCTGCCCCTTCTGCGGCAAGACCGAGATCGTCGTATTCGATGCCAACGTGATCGCTGAAATCGACCGCGACAGCGATCTCTGGGCCGACGACCCGACGTACGCCGCGGTCTGCGACTTCAACAACAAGGGCTGCGGTGCTTCCGGAGGCTATCGGGAAACTGAATCCGAAGCCATCGAAGCCTGGAATCAACGGAGCCCTGCATGAACACCCGTCCTTTCCGCACCGAATATTTCACCGACGCGAACCACTCATCGTGCTCGTCCGGCCACTCGTGCTCTGAACAAGGCGCAGTGCGCGGCGCGGTGGTCCGCGTCTTCATGCGGCAGTACAGCCTGGCGCGTGTCTTCCACGAAGGCATACCGCTGTTCTCCATCCGCCGTAGCCGCAGCGGCGTGCAAGTGAGGTACGGACGGTCATGAAGCACGCCTTGGCTTTGCTGGCGATGCTGCTTGTTGGCTGCAGCGATTCGTACGTCACCAGTCACATGGTCCAGCAGAGTACCAAGTTGTGTGGTGAAGCGGGCCTTAAAGAACTGCGCGTAGGGCCCTTGTACATGGACGGGACCTCTGCGATTCAGGCCGTCTGCAACAACGGCGCCGCCATCGAGTGGCGAGACAGGACATCGAGATGAAAAACGACCACCGCCTGGGCTGGCCACCGGCCCTGCTCGCCATGGACCCCGATCCGCGCACCAGCCAGCGCACACCGCCCAAGCCTCCCGTATCGGCCAAGGACGAGGAAGCGCGCCGTGCGCTGGACGTGAAGCTCGCAAAGCAGCTGAACACTCCGGAGCCGGTGTCGAAGCCCGTGCTGGCGTCGAAGCCGGACTACGTCGAAGTGGAGATCCTCGGCGTTAACTGGCGCAAGGGCGGCAAGCCGCCACACCCCGGCTGGTGGAACGCTGTAGGCGCAGAGTTCGCCCACCGTGAAATCGGGAAAGCGCAGGTGTGTTTCTCACGGTGGGATGGTGAAAGATGGACGATGTCTGTTGACCGCAGACTTTGGAGTTCGGCCTGCGAACCTTCCTCGCGTCGAAACCAAGAGCATGTCGTGTGGCGGGAGATCCAGCCGTGAAGGTCAAGGTCTCCGAAGCCACCGGCCCTGTGCTGGACTGGATGGTTGCCACGCTCGATGGATACACCAACCTGCGGGTCGGTGTCTTCTCCAGCGTGCTGATGCATCGGAGCGCAACAACAGCTACACCGCCAAGCTCAAGCACTTGCGGATGATCCACGCGACGGCCGGCGCGACCTGCTGGCGTTTCAGCGGTGGGTGGTGACCGGGCTCTACAGGGCGGTGCCCTGGGACCAATACGACCACAACGCGCGGCGTTCCGAGAGCCAGGACGCTGCGAGTGTGGAAGCCTTCTAACGCCAGCTTAAGCGGCGGCCGTAGGCCGTCCGCTTGAAGCGAAAGTTAGGCATCAACTTTTGGAGAACCGAGATGACGACAAAGGTTTACATCATTGAGAGCGAAGCCGGATGGGGCCAGAAGGTGGACGAAGTGAAAGAATTTCCTTCCGCCCAAGAAGCTGAGATGTTTTGCCGCGAGTACAACCGCAAGCACAACCCTCCCGGGCCGACGCCGGAGTGGTACATGTACGCGCACATGGAAGGGAAAGACTTCGGCATGCTGCGTTGATGCCTAACGGTGCCGGTAAGCGGCTGGCCGCAGGCCAGTCCGCTTGAGTGGCTGGGTTAGGCGTCAACAACGAAGACGAGGAACTGATGGCAAGCAACTTGAACAAGGCCGCAGAAGCAGCGGTTCGGGCGTGGTGCAAGAAGCACGGCAAGCCTGCTGAAGCGGTACGGCACATTCACCCCCGCGCATACGTGATCGGCCGCGCTGCGCCGATGTGCTTGGTGGTAACGATCCCGTGGCAGGACTCCGAGCCGCAATGCCAGGAGCATGACCGCGAATACCCGCTCGACGTACTGCACACGTTTGATGCAAAGCTGGATGCCGGCATGTGGTGCGCGACTGCATACGTGGTGCGGGGTGGGGTGCAAGAAACTGTGGCCGTGCCCTTTGACGCCTAACGTTCGAGGTGAGACGGCCGCAACGGCCGAGAAGGAGCAACGATGACCGACACGACTACCGCGCCCAGCGAGCCCGACCAGCCGTTGGGGCTCGTTTCGACCGAGGGGTTAGGCGCTGGTGCCGGAGCGCGTTACTGCTACAGCACCGATGAGGAAGAGTTCTACGGCGACTTCGACACGCGCGAGGACGCGCTGGCCGAGGCCACTGCAGAACTCGAAGGTCGTGACGAACCGGGAGAGACGCGCAAAGTGTGGACCGGCGTACAGAAGCCAGCGATGTACTTCCTGCGCAAGAGTACCGAACGGCTCGGCCGCGACTTCGCCGAACGCATGGACGAATGGCTGGCCGACAACATCGCGGCGGAAGAAGTAATCGTCGAAGTCAAGGACTACGCTGCGCTCGGCGCTGCGCTGCTGGACGCGCTGGAGCAGCACGCGACGTTCGACCGCTGGGCGGTGCACCAGGTGCAGGAGCACGAGGCCATCGTGCCCGGCGAACCTGAAGCGCCTAACGGGCTGTTGAGCCGGGTACGAGTCACTGAATCTCGTATCGCCTGACATCGGTAGCGTGAGAAGTGCAGCTGGGGAAATAACAGCTGTCTGTTGGTCGCAGGTTCGAGTCCTGTCCGGGCCTCCAAGCGCATTGCGCGTGTTCTTGGAGGCCCGGTAGCTCAGTGGTAGAGCACCAGACATCGTTCTCGTTTTCGTTCTGACCCTTTCAACTGCACTGGTCGCCCCGGAGCCCGCCTACACGACAGGCACGTACGGTAGGTGGGCTCTTCCTACACAGAAGACTGACATGAAGTGCTGGATCGTCCCTTCTTCGCTCTTCGTTCCTGGCCGGCTCATGTCGCCCGTCCGAATTCTTCGGGAGATCGAAACGGCGAAAAACCGCAAGCGCAAGCTTGAAGCAGAACTTGCAGCTCTGCCGGCGAAGATCGAAGCACTCGAACAAGAACTCGTTTCATTGGGGGAGGAATACAAACCCTTTGAAACGATGGAAAGGAACTCTGATGTCACTCGCTGACAAGGCCATGGTCGTCACACTCAGCGTCAGCTGTTGGACGGCCCGCAAGCAGGACAAGAAGGTCGCTGAAGAGGTCGAGCAGAAGCACGGCGCAACCGACGCCGGCCGCTACAACAAGCTGCTGATCGACAAGCAGCACCTCGATCCGCTGACCAGCATGGCTGGCCGCATCCGCCAGAAGCACTACGACCTGACCCTGCCCTGGCTGGACAACGGCGGCCGGCTGCTGCCCTCGAAACTGTTCACCAAGTACCAGCAGGAGATCGGCCTGCTGAAGGACGAGTACCGCCAGCGCGTCGATTCGTTCATCCCGCTGTACGACACCCAGCTCATCAACGCTGCACGTCAGCGCCTGGGCACGATGTACGAGCCCAGCGACTATCCGCGCGGCGAGATGCTGCGCCGCAAGTTCTCGGTCGACATCGACATCATCGCCGTGCCCCAGGCCGCGGACTTCCGCGTCGAGGTCGGCGACAGCGAGCGCCGGCGCATTCAGGAGGAGATCACCGAGCGCATGGAGCAGCGTCAGAAGGAGGCGATGCTCGATGCCTGGGCTCGCGTGCGGCGCGTGGTGTCGACGATCCATGCGCGCATGAGCGCGCCCAAGACGATCGTCCACGAGTCGCTGATCGACAACGCGCAGGAGCTAGTGCAACTCCTGCCCGGCCTGAACATCACCGATGACCCGATGCTGGCCGAGGTCACCCACGACATCACGAACAACCTGCTGGTGGACGTATGGAAACTGCGCAAGAGTGCGACGACCCGCAAGGCGCTGGCCAAGGCGGCGGAGACGATTCTTGCGAAGATTCCCTCCGCGCCCGATTCAACGCACTGAGCAAGCGGGATCAGAGTGCCATCCTTGACAAGCACCGTGACTGGAACGTCGACCATGAGTGGTACGAGTTCCAGTACGACATGTTCAAGGAAGCCATGATGAACCGAGGCTTCTACGTTTATGACATTCGGTTCTCTGGCTTCTGCTCGCAAGGCGACGGCGCGTCATTCAGCGGACACGTGCATCACTTTTCTGCGTTTTGGAGTGCACACGGGATCACTTTGCCTCTCGTGAAAGAGATACTTGATCAAAGACATACAAACACGATCAGTCTGCAGTGCGTAAGAACTGCAGGCGTGTACGCCCATTCGGGGATGATGAACGCCGAGGACGATTTCCATGTGGATGATCCCACCTTCGATCATCCGCTCGAACGAGCTGCATGGGGAATGAAGAAGGTGGCAGCTGAGCAGGAATGGACCGACTTCGTTGCACGCTCAATCGTGATCTTCCGCGACCACGCCAACCAGTTGTATCGCGACCTCGAAACCGAATACGACTACCTGACCAGCGACGAACAGGTTCTCGAATCCCTTATTGCGAACGACCATCTGGAGCAAGCACTTGAACGCTACGAATCCGACAGCCCTGAAGAAGATCACGAAGGCCAGGACGCAGCTCCTGTTCAAGAACTTCTTCTTCGGGCGCCTGGCGCTGTATCTGAAGCTGGGTGAGCGCTCCGACATTCCGACGCTGGCCACCGACGGCAAGCACGTCTACTACAACCCGCAGTTCGCGCTCTCGATCTCCGACGAGCAGCTGCGCGCCGAGGTGGCACACGAGGTGATGCACAACGTGCTCAACCACGGCACGCGTCGTGGCGGACGCGACCCGAAGCTCTGGAACATCGCAGCCGACTATGCCATCAACATCATCCTGCAGAAAGCCAAGTTCAAGCTCGGCTCGGACTGGCTGCTCGACATGCAGTACGACGGCATGTCAGCCGAGCAGATCTACGAGCTGCTGCTCAAGGACGCCAAGAAGCAGAACCCCACGTTCGTGCCGCAAGATCTGCTGCCGCCCGAGCCCGGCACGACACCGGTCGAGGCCAAGCAGCTCGAACGCGAGTGGCAGATCGCCACGATCCAGACCACCATCGAGGCCCGGCGTGCAGGCAGTGTGCCCGCTGGCCTGGAGCGCTTCCTGGACGAGCTGGTGACCCCCAAGGTGCCCTGGAAGGACGCGTTCAACCGCTTCCTTACCCAGACCACGCGCGACGATTACTCCTGGGCGAAGCCGAACCGCAAGTTCGTCTCGCGCGGCATGTACCTGCCGGCGATGCACAGCGAGGGCGCCGGACACATCGCTGCAGTGATCGACACCTCGGGCTCGATCACGCAGAAAGTCTTCACGGCGTTCATCTCCGAGCTGACCGGCATCATGGCCCAGGTGCGCCCCGACAAGCTCACGGTGGTCTCGGCCGACGCAGTCGTCAACCACGTGGACGTGTTCAGCCGCGGCGAGCCGATCGAGGTGTCAATGCACGGCGGCGGCGGCACGGACTTCCGTCCGGCGATCGACTACTTCGCCGACGATCCGCCGGCCGCGCTGGTGTACCTGACGGACCTCTATGGGCCGACGGGCGACGCTCCAAGCTTCCCGGTGCTGTGGTGCTGCACGACAGGCAAGGTTGGTCCTTGGGGGCAGACGATCGAGCTGGAGGTGGACTGATGAACTTGCCTGAACCTGACCTCACTCTGCCCTCTGTCAAACCAGATGGGCCAGACGGAGCGCACTACTACCGGGCGAGCACGGTTCAAGCCTTACTCGCCGGTAGACGCGAACAGTGCATTACCGTATGTGAACGCCTTGGCCGGCAGTACAAAGACGAGCCGGGAGCACACGCTTTAGAGCGAGCTGTGAATGCAATTCGTCTGGAGGTGGATTGATGGCCCTCTCCTACGACGAGCGCATGGCCGTCGGCACCTTGCGCAAGGCATTGATCCGCTCGGGACGGCACGACGAGATCATCGCCGCGTTGCTCAAGGATATGCCCAGACACATCGCTGTCTCGGCGCTACAGGACCTGGCCAAGAACCTGAATCAGATGCTGGAAATCACCCGGGCTTTCCAACTGGCGGCCAAGGCTCTATCGTCTAAGATAGACGATCAGAAGACGCAAGGAGAGCCCGATGGCCGTGACTAGTTGGTCGCACAGCAAGCTGACCGATTTCGAGAAGTGCAAGTTCCTTACCTGGCTCAAGCACGACCGGCGCATCCCCGAACCTGAACGCCCTCTGCCGCCCGGCAAGTCTGAGCACGCGAACGACCGTGGCTCTCGCGTGCACGACAGCTGCGAGATGTACGTCAGCGGCCAGAGTGACGACCTGGCTCCCGAAGCCGCGCTGCATTTCGGGCCTGAGCTGGATCTGATGCGCGTGCTCTTCGAACAGGGCCATGTCTCGCTCGAAGGCGAATGGGGCATGGACAAGGACTGGGAAGTCGCCGATTGGAAGAGCGCCTGGCTGCGGCTCAAGCTCGACGCCGCGGTGTTCCTCGACGACGAGGCCGTGGTCATCGACTACAAAACCGGCCGCAAGTTCGGCAACGAGGTCAAGCACGCCGAGCAGCTGCAGCTCTACGCACTGGTCACTGCGCTGCGCTACCCGCACATCAAGCGCATCACGGCCGAGCTGTGGTACCTCGACCAGAACGAGACCACGCGCATGACCTTGACGCGCGACCAGGCGCTGCGCTTTCGTCTCGGCTTCCACAAACGCGGCACGGCGTTGACGACCTGCGACGACTGGAAACCGAACCCCAGTCGCTTCGTGTGCAAGTGGTGTCAGTACGGCCCGTGGAACGGTGGCCAATGCGAAGTGGGAGTCCGGTGATGTGAAAGACCTTCCGCCCTTCGCGCGACGCGCAATACGCAAGAACGTGTGTGATCGGTACGGCGGGCGCTGCGCGTACTGCGACATCTACGTCGGCATGAAGGGCACGGTCGATCACTACGTACCTCAAGCACTCGGCGGGCAGCACCAGCCGCACAACTTGCGGTGGTGCTGCATCTCCTGCAACAACCTGAAAGGCGATATGTCCCCCAAAGACTGGGAGGCCAAGAAACCTCCACGCGTTCAGCACGAGACCAAGCACGAGAAGCGCATCCGGCTGCTGTCGGGCATCGCGCAGCGGGGGTCTGGTGAATTGACGCTCGTACTTGGAATCATCGGGCTCAGTGCCTGGATCTTCGGTACGTGGTCCTTCATTAAGGCCGTTTCAACTACCTCTCCAAACCATGAATACAGCCACTGCGTCGAAGGCTACAAGTTCTACTACCAAACCCAGATCCTCGATGCTGAAGGCCGCGCCATCCGTTGTGAAGGCGTTCGATCATCAGCTGGAAAGCCTCTCACATAACGAGCGCACGCCGATCGTCTTCGACTGCTCGGACCCTGGCACGGGCAAGACCTTCGTGCGCATCATGGCCGTGGCCAAGCGCATCAAGCAGCGCAAGGTCCGCAAGATGCTGGTGCTGGCTCCGAAGACCCTGCTCGAAAGCGTCTGGGCCGAAGACTTCAAGAAGTTCGCACCGCATCTGCGCGTCGCGGTGTCCACGGCCGGCAAGCACGAGAAGGTCTTCAAGGAAGACGCCGACATCTACATCACCAACATCGACGCGGTGAAGTGGTTGGCCAAGCAGCCTAAGTCTTTCTTTGCCGGGTTCGATGAGCTGGCGGTCGACGAGTCGCCGGCCTACAAGCACCACACCAGCCAGCGCAGCAAGGCGATCAGCAAGATCTCGGTGCACTTCAAGTACCGCACGTGCATGACCGGCACGCCGAACTCGAACTCCATCACCGACGTGTGGCACCAGGTCAAGATCCTCGACGGCGGCAAGCGCCTGGGACCGACCTTCTTCGGCTTCCGCAATGCAGTCTGCGTGCCCGAGCAGGTCGGCCGCAGTCAGCACGCGATCCGCTGGCACGACAAGGAAGGCGCCGAGGAGGTCGTGTTCGGGCTGCTGAGCGACATCGTGATCCGGCACAAGCTCGAAGACTGCACCGACATCCCGGCCAATCACGAGTACACCCTGCCGTTCCGCATGGAGGGCAAGCACCGCAAGGCCTACGACCAGATGGCCGAGAGCGCGATCCTGGAGATTTACGGTACGCCGGTCGAGCGTGCCAAGGCGGTGCTGGCCAAGAAGAAGCTGATCCCCAAGGCCCACGTCACGGCGATCAACGCGGCCGCGGTTGCCACGAAGCTGCTGCAGATCGCCTCGGGCGCGGTCTACGAAGCCTCGAACTCCGACAAGTACCACATCATCGACACGTCGCGCTACGAGTTCGTGATGGACCTGGTCGAGCAGCGCAAGCACAGCGTGGTGTTCTTCATGTGGAAGCACCAGCGTGACCTGATGATCAAGGAAGCCGAGGCTCGTGGCCTGACTTGGGCTGTGATCGACGGCAGCACGTCGCAGAACGAGCGGCGCGACATCGTCAAGCGCTACCAGGCCGGCCAGTACCGCACGGTCTTCCTGCATCCCCAGTCGGCCGCGCACGGACTCACGTTGACTCGGGGCACGGCCGCGATCTGGGCTTCACCGACGGCGAACGCCGAGTTCTTCAACCAGGGCTCGCGTCGCGTGTACCGGATCAGCCAGAAGCAGAAGACCGAGACGATCACGGTGCTGGCGCAGGACTCCTACGAGGAGCGCGTGTACCACGAGATCCTCACCCCCAAGAACGGTCGTATGGCGAACCTGCTCGACTTGTTCTCTACGCTCTAAGGTGGATTGATGACTGCAGCCGAGACGATCGATTACTTGCACACCCTGCCCACTACGCATGCGCTGTGGTGGTTCATCGAGAACGTCACCGAGGACGACCCCATCCGCACGGAAGTGTTCTTCTACCTTCGTGAGCGGTTTCGCAGCTATCAGGCTGACCCGAAGGCCGAACACCGCTACGAAGGCGCGTGGCGAAAGTTGGCAGACGAAGCGGAGGTCGTCGTTGCACAGGAACATGTCCAGCGTGTGGTTCAACTCCGAGGCCACTGCGAATGAACGACGACCGAGAACTGCTTGAGAAGGCTGCAAAAGCCGTGAACAATGGCGCGTGGCACCCACTGACGCACGACACGCCAAATGGTGCGTGGAACCCCCTCACCGACGACGGCGACGCGCTGCGGTTGGCGGCGAAACTGGGCATCGACGTGACCTACAAAGCCTTCGGGGAAGACGAGGTGATGACCAGTGCCAGCGAAGATCAGTTCGAGGGCTGGTTCGCTGAGCCTTATGGTGATGACAAGCTCGCCGCTACTCGCCGCGCCATCGTTCGCGCCGCTGCTGAAATTGGAAAGGGGATGCCTTGAGCTGGAAGTCTGCCCTCGCCAAGTCGACGAAGCCTGTCGTCGAGTTCGCCCGCCCGGCGTTCACCCCGTACAAGGTGAACATGGCCAAGGTCGTGACGGTCGACTTCGAGACCTACTTCGATGTCGACTACACGCTGCGTAAGCTCAGCACCAGCGAGTACGTGCGTCACCCGTTGTTCAAGATCCAGATGGTCGGCATCAAGATCGGTGGCCGGCCGACCAAGATCTACGACGGCAAGAAGGGCACGGCCGCGCTGAAGGCGATCGACTGGACGACGCACTCGCTGCTGTGCCACAACACGGCGTTCGACGGCTTCATCATGAGCCACCACATGGGCATCGTGCCCTACCTGTACCACGACACCCTGTCGATGGCGCGCGGTCTGCACAGCAACGAGGTCGACGGCGACCTCGACAGCGTGGCCAAGTTCTACGGCGGTGCGGGCAAGGTCGAGGGCTTCCTGGAGAAGACCAAAGGCGTGCGTGACTGGCCGCCGGCGCTGTTCAAGGAAGGCGCTGTCTACTGCACCCAGGACAACGACGAGTGCCGGCGCATCTTCGAGCTGATGACGCCCAAGCTGCCGGCCGACGAGATGGAGTTGATCGACCTCATCATCCGCATGTTCTGCGACCCGGTGCTGAAGGTCGACATCCCGCGCGTCGAGGCCGAGTATGCCCGCGAGCTGGAGCGCCGCGAGAAGCTGTTCTACATCGCCGCCAATCCGATCGATCACGACATCGGTGGCATGTACTACGACGAGGCCTTCCACAAGAAGACGCTGTTGAAAGGTCCGAAGGAACGCGCCTACGAAGGGTCCGAGCGGCTGATGCAGATCGCCAAGCGCCTGATCGGCAACAACGAGTTCTTTGCCGAGCAGCTGCGCAAGCTGGACATCGACCCGCCCAAGAAGATCAGCCCGGCCTGGATCAAGCTGCCGCCGGCGCAGAAAGCTGAGAACCTCGACAAGAAGTGGGCCTATGCCTTCGCCAAGGACGACCTGGTGTTCGTGAACCTGCCCGACGACATCGACCGCTGGAAGGGCGGGCTCGACCAGAACAAGAAGAAGGACGTGCTGCTGATCGCTGCCAAGCGCATGCGCATCGAGAACCTGGTGCAGGCCCGGCTGGCGGTCAAATCGACCGGCAACGTCACACGTGCCGAGCGCTTCCTGGAAGCCGGCAAGGACGGCATGCCGCTGCCTGTTGGCTATGCCTACTCTCGGGCGCACACACATCGACTGGGCGGCAACAACAAGATGAACATGCAGAACCTCGCCCGTGGTGGCGAGCTGCGCATGTCGATCCTGGCACCCACCGGCTACAAGATCGGCGTGGCCGACTCCGGCCAGATCGAAGCCCGCGTCAATGCCTGGCTGTGGGGGCAGGAGGATCTGCTGCAGGACTTCGTGAAAGCCGACCTGGACCCCAAGGGACCGGACGCCTACACGAACTTCGCCGAGCAGATCTATTACAAGCCGATCACCAAGGCCGACAAGACCGAGCGCTTCGTTGGCAAGGTGTGCGTGCTGGGCCTGGGTTACCAGATGGGCGCGCCCAAGCTGCAGATCACGCTGGCCAAGGGCGCGCTGGGTGGTCCGCCGGTGTTCTTCGATCTGCAGACCTGCCACCGCATCGTCAACACCTACCGCATCAAGAACTACAAGATCCGCGACGGGTGGTCGGTCTGCAACGAGATCATCGAAGACATGGCCGCCGGTCGCCCTGGTGCGTACAAGTGCCTGTCGTGGGAGGCCGGTGTGCTGTGGCTCCCGAACGGGATGAGCCTCAAGTACCCCGGGCTCAAGAAGGACAGAAACGAAGACACCGGCTGGGACGAGTGGACCTACCAGTCCGGCGATTTTCGTTCGAAGATCTATGGTGGACTGCTCTGCGAGAACATCATCCAGGCGCTCGCCCGGATCATCGTGATGTCGCAGATGCTGGTCATCAACCGCAAGTACCGAGCGGTGATGACCACGCACGACGAAGTCGCTGCCCTGGCCAAGATTCGGGACGCCGACAAGTGCGTGGCTTTCATGATCAAGACGATGCGCACGCCGTTGGCGTGGTGCCCCGATATTCCTCTCGCCGCGGAGGGCGGTCATGCCCGCAACTACAGCAAGTAAAGCCGTCCTCAAACTCAACGGCCTGGTGCTGTTCAAGTACAGCTCGATCTACGGCTATGCCTTCGAGGTGTTGACGCAGAACGGTCGCGAACGGATTGCACACGGCGACAACGAAGAAGCGGTGCTGAGAAAGGCCGTCGATTATCTCGACGCGAAGGCGGTGCTCAGCGGCGTGCCGGTGAAGGTGCCGGGTGGCAACTACACGTCGAGGGCCACGAATGATGCACTCGAAGCCATGATGTACCAGCAATCCCGCGCCATGGAGCAGATGAAGCTCAAGTACCTTGAAGAGGAGCGAAAACAGCGTGTTTTCAATATCAGCCAATTCCCTACCTACGATTCGAACGTACCAGGCGGCGTACGACTTCTGGAATACGGCAAAGATCCAAGAGGGCCAGTTCCGGGCCCTGAACCCGAAGAGAAAGTCTGATACCTCGAAACGCGTCTGGTCGCCGGACGAGGGCAAGACGATCCGGCTCCGGCTTCATCACACCGACGTGGTCGAGTACACCGAGAGCACTGTGAGCATCACGTGCTACGACTCGGCCAGCTCGGTGATCTTCGTCGACGAGCTGGCGCCGCACGAGATTCAGGCGCGGAGGCACCGCGGCAGCATGTGGATCAACAGCATGCAGGCCCGGGAGCGCGCGCTGGTGTTCAACAAGACTGAGCGGGGCTACGAAGTCGATCCGAAAACTGTCATGCCTCAGTACCGCATTGAGGCCGACCGCAAGATCATCACGCAGGTCAGCAAACAGCTGAAACCTTTCCTAGACTACCGCGACGCACGGGCTGCACTCGAAGGCGCACGTTTGGCCACTCGCGTGATGCGTATGGCGCGTCACAGTCTTTGTGCGCTTCGCGACCACCATGCCAACCCTGAGCTGTGGCCGAGGCTCTACGACGAGACTCGCCATGTAGCCGCTGATGTGATGCGTCGCGAGATGGTCTGCTTCGAAGACGGCCTGAAGAAGGTGCCGCTGCCCATCGGCCGGCGCCCGACCAAGTCGGTCTACGACGGCTACAGCATGTTCCTTTAGTCTACGATCTATCCAAGATCGTGGTACGATTCATCCCAGCAAGGAGAACGACATGGTCGCCAAGACCAAAGCCAAGACCGCTCCGGCGCCCACCATGGGCGCGCTTATCGATTCGATCTGGGCCTCGCGCGAAGAGAAGCGCCGCCTCGAAACCCAGGTCAAGGAAACCGAAGCCACCATCGCCGAGCTGCAGACCCAGCTGATGGAGCGCATGGAAGCCGAGGGCACCGACAAGGCCCAAGGCTCGAAGGCCAGCGTCACGATCTCCAAGAACGTTGTCGCCAACGTCGAGGACTGGGACGCCTTCTGGGCCTACGTGATCAAGAAGAAGTACACGCACCTCCTTCAGCGCCGGGTCAGCGATCCGGCCTACCGCGAGCTGCTCGAAGCCGGCCAGAACGTGCCGGGCGTCGAGCCGTTCACCAAGCGCGCGCTCAACGTGCGCTCCCTCTAGCCTCTATCGGAGAACTACCTGATGGCTACCGCCAAGAAGACCGCCCCCGCCAAGAAGACCACCGCCGTCGCCACCCGTTCTTCGGGGGCCGTGTCCGTGCAGGACGCCATGAAGGCCCAGCTGGCGAAGCTGGCCGACAAGACGATGCCCGCCACCGGCGCGTCGATCCGCATCACGCAGGACAAGCAGTTCGCACTGCCCGACGGCACCAAGACGCGCGATCCGCTGACCCTGGTGATCGTCGACTTCCAGTCGATGAACCGCTACTACCCCAACGGGTTCGACAAGGACAACATCACGCCGCCGGCCTGCGCGGCGATCGGTGAGATCCCGATCAACCTGGTGCCCTTCGACGAGAGCCCGGAGCGCCAGGCCGACACGTGCAAGGAATGCCCGCAGAACCAGTGGGAATCCGATCCGAAGGGCGGCAAGGGCAAGGCCTGCAAGAACAGCCGTGTGCTGGCCGTGCTGCCGCCCGACGCCACCGACGACACGCCGATGTGGACCCTCACGGTGTCGCCCACGGGCATCAAGAGCTTCGACGGTTACGTCAACGGCCTGCAGAGCAAGCTGCAGTCGGCGCCGTTCATGGTCACCACCCAGGTGTCCTTCGACGACAACGTCGACTACCCGTCGCTGAAGTTCGGCGACCCCGCGCTGCTGGAAGACGCCAGCGTGTTCGCCAACCGCATCGACGAGGCGAACAAGCTGCTGACCGCGCCGATCGACTTTTCGGGCTACGAGGCCGCCGTCGCCAAGCCGGTCGCCAAGAAGAGCGCCGGCCGCGTGCCGGTGAAGCCGGCCGGCAAGGCCGCGGTCGCCCGCCGCTGAGGCCGGCATGACGGTCAGGAAGTTCTTGATCGGTCAGGCGCTGGATTCGTTCAGCGCGCTGAAGGACCACCTGACCGAGATGACAGAAGAAGAAGTGTTGGCTGCTCTCCAGCTGGAGAGCGCCACTCGCCGTCGGCCGTCGATCATCGATCGGCTGATTTCCCGTGCAGCTCGGCTCAACGAGCTGTCGTATGTTGCCAAACTCAAGGAGCAATTCCATGGCACGCACTCCCACCCCGAAAACCAAGGCTGAAGTCAAGGCGGCGAAGGCCGGTCTGAAGGAAGCGTTGAAGAAGTCCGCTGAAACGTTGGCGCCGTTCAAGTCCAGCGCCGTCGCGGCCGACAAGGCAGTGAATGCCGCGAAGAAGGTCGTTAGCCAGGCCGAGGCCGCGGCGCTGAAGGCCAAGGCCAAGCTGGAGAAGGCCATGGCTGCCTACGCCAAGGGCGCCGAGAAGATCCAGGCCAAGCTCGACGCCCTGACCGGCGCCGACGCCTGAGTACGCGGGCCGGCTTTTCGCCGGCCCATCTTCTACTTTCTCTGGGAGTCTCTGTGAAGAGCATCATGATTGACAACGAGACGCTGGGTACCACCGCAGACTCGGTGATCCTCAGCATCGGTGCCGTCAAGTTCGATCTGGCCACGGGCAAGATCGACGATGAAGGGTTCTACGTCTCCATCTCCGTGGACTCGAACATGGAGATGGGCCGACGGATCAGCGAAGACACGCTGGTGTGGTGGCTGAAGCAGCCGGCCGCAGCCCAACAGGTGTTCTTCGAGCCCAAGGAAACGCTGCGCACCGCCCTGGAGCTGCTCAGCGACTGGATCGGCACCGACGACTATGAAGTGTGGTCGAACGGTGCCGACTTCGACATCCCGATGCTGGCGCATGCGTACGCGCAGCACAGCATCGAGGTGCCGTGGAAGTTCTGGAACGCCCGCTGCTATCGCACCTGGAAGAATCTGCCGGGCGCGCGCAGCGTGAAGCTGTCCGACGCCGTCGGCACCAAGCACAACGCCCTGGCCGACGCCATGAGCCAGGCGCAGGCGCTCATCGAGATCAACAAGGCGCTGTTCGCAGCGAAGAAGGTGAAGGTGTGAGCGCGCTCAATGTCCAGGTCGGCGGGGACCACTACAAGACGATGAAGATCCAGCCGGTCGAGTTCATCCATGCCAACGCTATCCCGTACTTCGAAGGCAACGTCATCAAGTACGTGACCCGTTGGCGCAGCAAGAACGGGCTGGCGGATCTGGAAAAGGCCCGCCACTACATCGACCTGTTGATCGACCTGGAAAGACGCGCCGATGAGCCGCGGTCCTGAGAACACCTTCATCGCCAGCGTGCACAAGCACCTGGCGCCGGCTGTGTACTCAATGAAGAACCACAACGAGTACAACGGCGGCATCGCCGATGTCTGGTACGACGGCCCGCGGGGCGACCTGTGGGTCGAGTACAAGTTCATCACGGTACCGAAGCGTGACGACACGATGATCAACTTGGTCGGCGGCAAGAATCCGACCATCTCGACGTTGCAACAGCAGTGGCTCACTGACCGGCATCGTAACGGCCGCAACGTGGCTGTTGTCGTTGGGTGCAAAGACGGCGGGGTCTGGTGCATGCCTTGCGAATGGACCGTACCCATTACTGCCGCCGAGTTCCGCAGCTTGCTGCAGTCTCGACGGCTGCTCGCCGCGTGGATCAACGGGCTCACCTGCCGTGGATGAATCGTTCAAGAAGGGCCCATGCTGACACCTAACGAAACGCGCCAAGCAGCCGAGCTGGGCTGGAAGCTCTGCGATGTGTATGACCTGGCCAAGCGGCGCTGGCTGCTCACAGTCATGCCCGTGGACTTCCCTGCCCGCCCGGCACGCGCCGCGCAGCTCGACGTGATCATGCAAGCCAAGCAGCGCGTCAAGGTCGCCGTCAAGGCGCTCAAGCTCATCTCATCGTCTAAGGTCTCATGAAGAACTTCAAGCCCATGCTGGCTTCGCCAGCCGATCTCGACAATATCTGCTACCCGGTGTTCGCGTCGCCCAAGCTCGACGGCATTCGCGCGTCGGTGGTGGGTGGCCAGCTGCTCAGTCGCACGTTGAAGAAGATCCCCAGTCGATGGATCTTCGAGCTGTTCAGCAAGTCGGAGTTCGAAGGCTTGGACGGTGAGTTGATCGTCGGTGAACCGACTCACCCTGACTGCTACCGCACCACCGTCAGCGGCGTGATGTCGATCGACTCTTCACCGAACGTGACGTATCACGTGTTCGACTGCTTCATCGACCCCAGTGCACCGTTCCGTGCTCGGCGTGTGTTGGCCGACATGAAAGCGACGCACGTGCGGATGGAGCGCTTGCAGCACGCCACGCTGCACAACCGGCACGACCTCGACACGTACGAGGCAGAGCAAGTGGGCCTGGGCTACGAAGGCATCATGCTGGCCGATCCTGAAGCCGCCTACAAATTCGGCCGCGCCACCGTCAAGGGCGGCGAGCTGTTGAAAGTGAAGCGCTTCCTCGACTCCGAGGCTGTGGTCATCGGCATCGAGGAAGAGATGTTCAACGGCAACGAGGCGCAGACCAACGAACTGGGCCGCACGAAGCGCAGCACGGCCAAGGACGGCCTGGTCGGCAAGGGCACCATGGGCGCGCTGATCGTGCGCGACGTGAAGACCGGCGTCGAGTTCAACATTGGCACGGGGTTCACTGCAGCGGATCGGCTGAACTTCTGGTCCTGGGTCCACGAAGCCCCGAAAGCCCCGCCCATCATTGTCAAGTACAAGTTTTTCCCGGTGGGCGTCAAGGACAAGCCCCGCCACCCCGTGTACCTGGGGCTTCGGCCTTCTGGTGCTTGATCTACTGTCTCAAGGAGATTGACATGAAGCTCTACCGTGTTTCCAGCGAAGTGACCCTCGACAACGGCAAGGAGGCCGTCAAGTGGGCCGGTACGCAGTCCGGCGTGGTGGCCATCAAGAAGGAGTGGATGGCCGCTGGCATGAAGCGCAAGGAGATCTCGACCGAGGACATCGAAGTGCCGACCAAGAAGGACGAGCTGGTCGAGTGGCTCAACGAGCGCGGCGTCTGATCAACGGGGATAAGACATGCGGGTCTCTCGGTACGAAGCTATGGAGCGCGAGCTGACACCGGTCGCTCGCAAGGTGTTCGAGTGCGTGCCCGTGCAGGAGGCCTGGACGGCGTTCCGCATCAGTGCCGAACTGAAGCGCCAAGGCACGCCCAAGGACCGGCGCCTCATCGATTGGTGCCTGTCCTCGCTCATCCGCGACGGCCTGGTCACGCATCACCCGCTCAAGGATACGTACCAGAGGGTCGAACCTCGTGTCGTGGCTCTGAATCTTGTTCCGAAGGAACCCGAAGTGACCGCCAAGAAACCCAGTCCCATGGAACGCATGGCGGCGTTGGCCGAGCGTACGCGCCGGCTGTCGCTCGACCTGAAGGTGCTCGCTGACGACATCGACGCGGCCGCGGTGCTGATCGACGAAGAGATCAACGAAGCGGGTAACGACACCAAGAAGCTGCGCCAGCTGCAGACGTTGTTGAAGGAGCTGACTTGAAGCCTCTCTACATCTTCGATCTCGACGGCACGCTGGCGCTGATCGAGCACCGTCGGAAGTACGTATCACTGCTACCTGGATCAGCGGTCATGGTGCAGGGCAAGGCGGCGCTTTATGCCGGTCCCAACGAGAAGATCGAAGGCGACTACTGGATCGATTTCGGTCCGGGCATCGGCACGTACAGCTACCACCCCAGCGACGTGAAGTTCAAGCCGAACTGGTCGGCGTTCTTCGCTGCCTGTGTGGACGACAAGCCGAACGCGCCCGTCATCACGGTGCTGCACTCGCTGCGCTACGCTGCTGCGGATATCCGCATCTTCTCGGGACGCAGTGACGAGGTGCGCGAAGAGACCGTCACGTGGTTGACGACACACACCAACCTGCGGCCGCGCGAGCTGCTTGGGCCGATGCTGCGCATGCGCAAGCAGGGCGACTACACCCCCGACGAGGTGCTCAAGAAGCAGTGGTTCGATGAACTGTCGACCCACGACCGCATGCGCCTGATGTGCGTCTTCGATGACCGCGACAAGGTGGTCAAGATGTGGCGCGACGAAGGTGTCGCGTGCTTTCAGATGGCGCCGGGAGAATTCTGATGACCTCCGGACGCCGCTGGCTGGGCAATTCCTCTGCGTACGCTGTCGTCGTCGAGGCGCTCATGGACGCGGCCTACACGATCGATGAGCTGGTCGCGCTTTCGGGCCTGGCCTGGGCCACCACCTGGAAGTTCGTGAAGGCCATGCAGCGCCGCAGGCGAGCCTACATCGCCGTGTGGCGCACCGACAAGCAGGGGAGGTACACGAAGCCCGCGTACAAGCTCGGAACGATGGACGACATGCCCCGGCCTGCACCGAAGAGCGCCGCGTACCGGAGCACGGAAGTGCGCAGGCGCAGGCGCAAAGCTCTACTGGCTATGACACGATCCTATGACGAGGATCTATGACAAGCGCGTGCTTGGAATGGCTCCGTTGTGGATGTGGGCGGATGCCGCCATCGACGTTACTAACTGCTTCGTCTACCTCCTCTCGGACTTGACCGATGTGCGCGCAAAGCATCTTTGGTATCTGTCATACAGTGCTCGGGCGGTGTTCGCTTCTCTCGACCCAGACGAGTTGGCCGACGCCCGGGATGAGTTGATAGGCATGATCAAAGCTGCTTGGCTCCTGGCAGGCAAGTCATGAACTTCGACCACTACTTCGGCCCGGAGAAACGCGAGTATGACTTCAGCGGGCTCACGAAGCCGCTGTGCGAGTGCGTTCGTACTTACGCAAGTCGCACGTCAGACGGGCGGTACGAAGTGCTCGTGGTGCAGGACGAAACATCGCTCGGACTCGACACCGTGATCTACACCACCCTGGTCCCTCGCAGCGCGCAGGATGCAGCTGTCGAGATGGAGGGCTTGATCAAGGCCGCCAAGTTGTTGGCAGGCAAGCCATGAGCTTCAAGTTTGACTTCGAGAAGCTCACCATCCCCATCGGTCGGTGGACAACGGTATGGGCTCAGTGCATGGAGGACGGCTACACCCGCGAGATATGGGTCGGCACAGAGACCGAGTCGTGCCTGGTCGGGCACGTCGAGGGCAAGGAACGAACCATGGAGGCCGTATGCGAACTGATGAACATGATGGAAGCAGCCAATGTGCTGCGCGGTACGACCTGAGCAAAGTACCTCGGCCGCTGTATCTCCAATCCCTGGCTTGCGTCGCCTTTCCTACCCCTGACGAATGGCTGATCAGGGTCGGCGACAGTACCTTCTCGGTGACTCTCGCACGCACGCCTTGCACCAATGAAGCAAACCAGCTGGTCAACGAGATCCGTGACGTTCTCAAAGCTCATCGTGTGCTCGCAGGCACAGCCACGTTCTACGACGACTATGTACGCTAACTTCCTGCTTGGCTCTCTCGTCGTCACGGAGGCCGCGGCCGCACGTTTGGGACGTGCGCCGCTGGACCTGTTTGCTCGGCACGCGGTCAACGACCACGGCGCGCTGACCAAGGACGAGTTCACGAGCAACATGAAGTCGATGCGCTCGATGGGACGGATCATCTCGCGCTTCCCGGTCGACCCGACGGACCCGCAGTCCGGCTTCGTGCTTGTCGAGACCGACGAGTCCTGGCACGAGACCGTGGCGAAGCTCGAAGGTGAGTGATGCTCACGTCACAAGAGCGCAAGCTGCTCCGCGAAAAGATCAAGAGCAAGACAGCGTTCCGCTACTTGATCGAGTCACGTCTGCGGAACCATCAGAGCTGCGTCGTGCGTGTTGAACGTCCTGGCAATCACCGCGTCGTGCTCTCGGTCACACAGGAAGACCTCGACATCGCCCTGGCCCAACTCACTCTGCTTGGAGAACTATGACCCTCTTCTTTATGATCGCTCGGGCCATCCGTGCTGCCTACAAGGCGCTCCGCGCTGCCGTCGGCATCATGATCGTGCTGCATGGCACGCACCACTGGATTCAGGTGAAACGTGGACGAGCCCGCGGTCGTCCTTGAAGCGCTACGGGTCCTGGAGATGTGGATTCCAGTGGACCCGTCGACAGCTGTTCAGGTTGTCGCACTGCGGCCGGGCGACGTGTACGTCTTCAAGTACTCGAACTTCAAGGCGGGCCAGCCGCCCATCGACGCAGTGCTGACCTACGAACAGGTGCGCGGTGTGCTGGCCAAACTTGTGCTGAAGGGAGCGATCAAGTGACTCTGCACCAGCAGCTGCTGTACGACACCGTGAAGAGCAACATGTGGATGTTCCGCATCCTCGAAGGACACACCGGGGGACCGTTCATGTTCTGGGTTGGCGCCCGCTGCCACGTTGTGAGCATCGAAGATGTCCGTTACGTTCTCGCCCGACTTGTTCTCGAAGGTGTCAAAGTCAATGCCTCCCTTGACGCGTAAGAACATCGCGTTCATCGTGCTGCACGACAACCCGCAATGGGTGCATAGCCAGATCAGGCCGGACGAAGAGTTCACCGCGAAGATCCAAATCTTCGGCCTGGAGAAGACGATCGTGTTCAAGTACGAGGAGTTCAACACGTACAGGGCGACGTACATGCTCATGCGACTGGACGACCCGGTCAGGTGGTCAGTGTGGATCAGCGAGTTGATGTTCCCTTCCGAACAGGCACTTGAGCCGCCCTCCTTCTTTCTATAGGAACACCTCTTTATACCTACTACTTACTACTATTTTTCTTCTAATAAAAGAGAATGTAAGAATGTAAGAGTGTAAGGTATAGAGATGGAGGCCTTTCGGCCTCTTTTCGCTTTCAGCGAACGGTATGGGGCGCGGGGTCAGCGAAGCGCTTCGGCGTACAACGGTTTGCCCGGCAGCGCATCGACGATCGTCTTGCCGATCGGCTGGCCGAACGCGTCGATGGTCTGCTCGACCGCGGGCCCGGCGATGCTGTACAGGTCGGACTGCGCATCCACGCCGATCGCGCCCACGCCCAGCAGCCCGCTGCGCTCCACACCCCGCATCACCCAGTCGCCCGCGGTCATGCCCTGCATGTGCGACGGCAGAGACCCACCACCCTGCAGCAGACCCTTCGTGATGTCGCTGGCGATCATCACCGGCACGTACCACATGAACGCGCCCATCGGGGCCATGTTGCCGTAGTTCATCTCCTTCACCGCGCGCTTCAGGATGGTCTGGTGGAAGCTGTAGCTGAACTGCTTCAGGTGGAAGAACATCGAGTAGTGCGGGTCGCTCGACCACGCCGGCCGCTGTGCGGCGTTCGGCGTCAGCACCGCGCCCTGCACCCAGCGGCGGATCGCCTGGTGCACGCGCTCCATCTCGACTTCGGCCACGGCCTTGCTGATGCCCTTCTGCGCCGCCAGCGTGTTCTTGTCGGTGACCAGCTGGCCGTCCTGGTTGAAGGTCAGGTCGGCCGGGGTCAGCCCCAGCTCCTTGAGCCAGCGCGCGCTGTGCGCCTCGGGCAGCTTGGCGTGCCGCTGCAGGAAGTTCACCGCCGCCTGGGTGGCACCGACGCGCACGCCCCGGTTCCACGACTCCATGCCGTTGAGCCGGAAGAACGTGTCGTTGAGGCGCGCCGCCTTCTTACTCATGTACATCGACGAATACTCGTCGGCCACGTGGTGCGAGAACATGGCGGCGTCCACCGAGCCCACCGCCATGGCGAGCTTCTCCCACTCGTCGGACTGCCGCTCCTTGGGCTCCTTGCGCAGCATGTCGCCCCAGTTGGCGAAGACTTCCTTCATGCCGCGCAGGAACGTGTCGTACGCCTGCTTCATGGTGCCGCCCCGGGCCACCATGCCCAGCGGGTCGACCACCGACGCGAACAGCGTCAGCGGCAGCAGCCGCAGGTTCTGGTAGACCGTGATCCAGGCGGTGGTGTTGCGCCACGCCGAGCCGATGTCGCT